GAAGGCTGGTTTGCTGATAACGAATTTAAAACCCCCACACTAGACGCTATAGCACTATCTAGGGGTGTAAATAGAGAGGACTTAATAAGAAAAGCTTACGAAAAGGTCACAGCTTTTAATGGTTACGCCGCAAATTTAGCAGGGAAAAGACAGAAGATTGAGGATGATATAACCTCGTCGGTTGATTTGGATTTTATCTGTACAGTTAAGTTCGGGGCTTAATATGCCTGCTAATCGTTTGGGGGGTTCTAGATTAGGTAGATACAGACTAGGTTATTTTGCTGACTCTGGTATACCAACTGGAAACGAAGTTTCTGCAGCGTTCAGCCTGTCACCATTGGCATTTTCAGCAAGTATTGATAATACGGTCGTTCAAAATGAAGTATCGTCGGCGTTCAGCCTGTCGGCATTAGCATTTTCAGCAAGTATTGATAATAGTCCTGGTTCGACTAATGAAGTTTCCGCAGCGTTCAACCTGTCAACATTGGCATTTTCAGCGAGTATTGATAACACGATTGTCGAAAATGAATTATCGTCGGCGTTCAACCTGTCAACATTGGCATTTTCAGCAAGTATTGATAATAGCGCAGCAACTAACCATGTATCGGTAGCATTCAACCTATCAGCGTTGCAGTTTTCGGCTGACATTGATAACACGGCGATTGAGAATGACATATCGTCAGCGTTCGACTTGTCACCCTTGCAATTTTCGATATTAGTTCAAAACGGTGACCTGGTGCCAATTGTCATTGACACCAATACTGTTGTACAATCAACATTTAAAAGATGGATTAATCAACCTACATATGGTACGGAAATAATCCAAGTAACCTATTCAACCAGCATAAAAGGTGATAAATCATGAGTTCAGCAAATACCGCAGAACGCAACGCGCGCGCTAACGATTTCGCGGCAGATTACGCGACCGCATCATTAAAAATATTAGACGGTGCAACAGTATTGGCCGATTATACGTTAGCGGGCTTTGCCGCCGCAAGTGCGGGAAGTGTTACCGCCAACGCCGTGGCAAGCGTTACCAACGACAATACAGGCACGGCTGACGGTGCGACATTAACTGCCGGCACTCAAGTTTACACCTTAACTGTCGGTACGAGTGGCGCGGACGTTACTATTAACGACCTTGATTTCATTGCTGGCGTAACCAGTAATTTTAACAGCTTGGTCGTGACTGTTCCGGCGTAAGGGGTTTATCATGCAAACTGTTGAAAAACCTTTGAAGGTGGGTAAAACCGACATTTACAATTTCCAGGTAAGTGAAGCCTGGTTGGACGGTGAAACGCTCGATACTGTTATCATTACCGTCGACACTGCCAAAGTGACTTTGAACAGTCAGACAATTGCAGGTAATACGATTTTTATGTCGTTGACAGGTGTCGCGATTGGCGATACTGAAATCCATATTGATTACACGACCGCAACACGAACCGACTGCGACGGTTTCATTTTAATATTAGAAGACTGTTAAGGACGATTTAAAATGCCAGTAAATACCCCGAACGAAGCTTACAAAACCGCCGCGCCAGAAGTCGCCCGCGTTAGGGATTGTGCGGAAGGTTCCGACGCCGTAAAAGCTAAAGGTGATTTATATTTGCCAATGTTGGGCGGACAAAGTCAGGAAGAATACAACGCTTATCGAAAGCGTGGGTATTTAATGCCAGTTGTTGACCCGACGGCCAAAGCTTTGACGGGTGCGGTTATGCGAAAAGCCCCGACGGGCCTTGACGACGTCACCGATATGCGAATCACTGATTTGTTGAAGAATTCTGACGGCCACGGTCGTCCATTGTCATTGTTGGCAAGTGACGCGGTTTACGAATTGTTTGTTGCTGGTCGATATGGAATATTAAGCGAAGTGACCGAAACCGGTGTCGCATTAAAGACTTATTCGCGAGAAGCCATTATTAATTGGTCAAGTAATTATATTGTTCTTCAGCAAACCTACACGGTAGAAGATGAAAAGGACAAATTCAAACTTGAAACCAAACTCGAATATCTTGAATTGACGTTTGATGAAAACGGACTTTACATTCAAAACCTATGGCGCCAAAAGGGTAGCGGCAAACAAGCATTCAAAATTGTTGACGTTAAGGCGCCAGCAATTAACGGCATGAGATTGAACTACTTACCTTTCGAATTCATGAATACCCTGGAAGCAACATCGGCGTTAACTCCGCCAGCATTGTTGCCTTTGGCGGACGTCAATATCGACCAATACCGATTATCAACTGACTTGCGTCATGGTTTACATTGGACAGCATTGCCAACGCTGTTCGTATTTGGCGAAATTCTTGATGAAAAAGGTAAACCCGTCAAACTGACGGTTGGTTCGGGTACAAGTAATCATATTCAGGACAAGGACGCACGTGCGGAACTGTTGGAATTCACCGGGGCGGGGCTCAATGCCATAGACAAAGCGATTATTGCCGATGTTGAAACAATGTCCGCTATTGGGGCCAAGTTATTGAACAGCGCCAGCAACGTTCAGAAATCAACTGAAACGACTAAGATTGAACATAGCGGGGAATCAGCGACATTGTCGACCATTGCCAATTCAGTTGAAGCGGGAATCACCGCGGCAATTAAAACCCTGGTCGAATGGTCAGACGGAAACATTGAAACGGTTAGTTATGTGTTGAATAAAGATTTCATTGATTCAAGTCTTACGCCTCAACAATTAACCGCGTACCTTCAGTCATACCAAACGGGCGCAATGTCGCTTGATACGTTCTTAAACTTATTACATAAAGGTGAATTATTACCGCAAGGTATTACACCTGAGGAAGAAGCCGAGCGAATCGAAATGGGTCAATAATGGCTAATTTTATTTTTGACGCCGATAGTCGTCACCAACATTACATTGAACGTTATAAAACCGGGACGGTTAACGACCTGGGTAAGTTCCTTGTTTTGTTAGAAGATAAATTAATCGCGCGTTTATCCAAGTCAAAAACATTCACTAGTCGCAAACGTATCCTTAGCGTATTGAAGCAAATCGAAAAGGACGCGTTTGGACTGCTATCCCAATATACCGAACAATTGGGGGTTGACCTTGAAAGTTTCTCGAAAGCTGAATCGGAATTCGTCGCAAGCACATTGGCAAAGGCGGCGGAAACTGAGACATTCACGGTCGCGTCAACGGCGGCATTACGAGCGGCAGCAAATGCAAGACCATTCGCCACAAAACTTTTACGTGAAGAATTAAAAGACTTTCCGCGTGAACAAGCGAAATACATTCGCAACCAAGTGGCGTTGGGTTTCGCTGAAGGTAAATCGAACCCGCAGATAATCAAAGACGTTGTCGGTTCAGCGGACCAGAAGTTCAAAGACGGCTCAATGCAAGTGACCCGTAACGCCGCAAGCCGAATGACCAGGACTTCCGTTCAGCATATGGCCGCAATTGCCAGGGAAGAGACTTACAAAAGAAACTCGGATATAATAAGTGAATACGCTTGGATTTCGGTTTTAGATTCTCGAACAAGTTCAATTTGTCAAAAACGTGACCAGCAAGTTTATAAGGTCGGTAAAGGCCCACTTCCGCCAGCTCATCCGAATTGTCGTTCAACCATAACGCCAGTTTTTGCAGGTGAAACGAAAAAGGTCGAAGGTATTGAACGCTTGGACCTTGACAATGGACTAAGACCCGATAAAGATTCAAAAGGTGTCGGCAAAACCAACGTTAAGAACGATTACAATAGTTGGTTAGGTCGTCAGTCGAAGCAATTCCAAATAGATGCGCTCGGTAAGTCGAAAGCGGAGCTATTTAGAAAAGGTGGTTTATCAGTTAACAAGTTTGTCGATAGATTAGACAGACCGTTAACATTAGACCAATTAAAACGGACATACCCCACCGCGTGGGAACGTGCCGAACTAACATAACCCGAGGTTATAGAAAAAATGTTAAAATATAAATTTAATAAAGATGAATTTGACGGTTTATCAGATGAACTGAAAGCCCTATATTCACAAGACGGTGAGAACTACATTTTACAAGCGGAAGGTATCGCGGATAAATCGAAGTTAGATGAATTCAGAGCGAACAATACTGAGCTTATGAAAAAGAATAAGCAATTTGAAGGTGTTGACCTTGAAAAGTATAACGCTTTACAAGAAACCGAACGCAAATTACGTGACAAAGAATTAACTGACGCGGGCAAAATCGACACATTGATTTCGGAAAAGACCGCGGCACTTACCAACGATTTCAACGGTAAGCTTGAGAACATGACCAATCAAATGACAGATTGGAAGAACAAGTACGACAACCTTGCGACGCGTCATGCAATTGACGGTGAAGCACAAAAAGCTTTTGTTGAACATAAAATCCGACCTGAAGCACAAGACGGAATCATGGCGCAAATCAAATCGAAATTCAGCATCGACGAAACCGGTGTTGCGGTTGGTCGTGACGGTGACAAAATTTTGTCAGGTAGTGACGGAAATTTGACAATCGGCGAATTCGTCAGTAATCAACCTGATTTCATGCGCGTCCCCAATAGTCCGGGCGGTGGAAATGGCGGCGGTGGTGGAAATCAAAACCAAAATGAAAACGTTAGTTCCGTTGATAAAATCGCTTCAGGATTGAAAACGATGAAAGCGGGATAAATAAAAACTTAACAATTGACATATTATAGTCTAATATGTCAATTGTTTGACGTTCAATGTGGCGGTGTCATTTTGAACGTTATAAAATCGACGGCGTCGAGATTAACAAATTTTTTAATCTGGGCATGTTGTATGCCTTGTAAAACTTAACTCTTAACGAGGCTTTAAAATGACTACTCAAACTCTCGCGGAAGCGAAAAAATTCATCAACAACCAAATCGTAGCTGGTATCGTTGAAGACGTAATCACAACAAACCCAATCTGGCAAGTTATACCGTGGACACCTTACACCGGTCAAGCTATTCTTGTTAACCGCGAAAACGTTTTAGGTAACGCGCAACATATCGCGATTGGCGGAACTATCACAGCGAAAGCACCAAGTACTTACGTGCAAACGCCATTTTCAGCGACAACCACATTAGGCGACGCTGAAATGAACGGCTTGGTTCAAGCACAGTCTGTTAGCGCTGGCGTCAACCAAATGGCTATTGAAATTAGCTCGAAAGCTAAATCAGTTGGCCGACTATTGCAAGGCGGTATGGCGACGGGTGACGGTACGGCCCCGAACCTGCATTCATTACCTAGCTTATGTGATGCTTCACAATACACAACCCCTTCAGCGGGTCAAACTTTATCGTTTGAATTACTTGACGAATTACTTGACCTAGTTAAAGCGAAGGACGGGGAAGTCGATTATATTATGATGGCTGGTCGAACTCTACGCGCTTATCGTGCGTTAGTCCGTGCGCTTGGCGGTGTTAACGAAACTATCGTGTTCGATATGGGTAACGGTCGTACTCGTAATGTTGATGTTTACAACAACATTCCAATTTTCCAAAACGACTACTTATCCGTTGAAGAAACGGCCAACGGTGCGGCATTAACTGGTGGTGCGTTAACTTCAGTTTATGCGGGTACATTTGACGATGGTTCGAACAAAATCGGTATGGCAATGATTTACCCACAAGGTTCGGGCATGGAAAACATGGGCTTCGAAATGCAAATGGTCGGTACTTCTGAAACGAAAGATGAAGATATTGCACGTGTTAAATCGTACAGTAACTTCGTATTGTTCAGTCGTAAAGGTCTGGCGCGTCTAACTTCAATCAGCAACTAATTGAAGTTCAAACCAACTAATTTCGGTTAGTTGGTTTACTGAAGCGGTTATTGGACTGTTTCAATAAACCAATTACATAAATTCAAGGTGATTATCAAAATGGCAAAATTCAAATTAGTTCAAAAGCAACATTCTGGCAAAGGTCCATATTATCGCGGTGACGGTCGTTACTTCGGTTTTGCTTGCCAACATGTAGGTGAAGACTTATTCGCCGACGCGGAAAAAGACGCAATTCAATCACACTTAGACGCGGGTAACTTTGAAGAAATTTCGAAGAAAGACTACGACGCGCTAGTTAAAAAGCACGAAGTTAAGGACTAACATGACTGTATTAACGGTAAACGAAAGTTTCACCGCTGACGGTTCTTCACAACCGTCAAACTTACCGGTTTCGGGCGCATATGTGTTCTTCGCTTTCGGTACGTTTGGCGGTGGTATATTGGCATTGGAAGCATCCCCGGATAACGGCGTGACTTGGCTTACCGTTGACCAATTACCGGGTAGCGGTCGATTGGTTAGGGAATTGGCTTCAGGTGAACTTGTTCGCCTTACGTTGTCTGGTTCAGTGGGTCCGGATATTAAAGCGGGGTTAAGGGAATGAATTTCGATAAACTTAATTGTAATTCCGATTTAGAATACGGACTAAACGTTCAGCGTGGTTTGGTGCCTGGTGTTTCTGCGATACATACTTTCGGGAGAATCCCAGACATAACAACGGTCGACGGCTTTGTTACGGTAACTGATAACGGTCAAGGCTATACGGGATTCGATGCCGTCCAGGCTGAAAAGGTTAGTATCGTTTCAAACAGCAACGACGATACCCCCGCCGGCCCTGGCGCACATGTATTATTGCTTACCGGATTGGGTGCGGGTTTTGTTGAACAAAGTGAAACCGTTGTTATCAATGGGACAACACCGGTAACAACAACGTTAGATTATATTCGATTGAATCCCGTGTTGGTCGTTGTTGCCGGCGCTAACGGTGTTAACACTGGTCAGATATTACTGACACAAGAAATTACAACGTCAGTAATTTTCGGAGAGATTCAGCCAGGTAATAATAGGACTTTAAACTCGGGATATACTGTTCCCGCGGGGAAAGAAGCTTATATCCGTTCAGGCTTTGCCACATTGGGAAGAAAGTCAAACGCGGTTAGCGAAGTTAAAGCAATGGCTAGGCGTCCCGGTTCAGTATTCCAGACGGCCGAATGGTTTTCAGCCCATAGTCAGGGTTCTAGCTATGTACAAAGACCGTTCGTTTTACCTTTAATATCCATACCAGCGGGAACAGACATAAAAATAATGGCGAATACTGACACAAATGGCGTCGACGTTTCCGCCGGTTTAGAAATGTATCTCGTTGATGTCACATAAGGGTAGTTTATGCCATTAATTATTGAAGACGGTTCCGTTGTCGCTAATGCGAATTCATACACGACTGACGCCGAATTTATCGCTTACGCTGCCGCTAAAGGTTTGGACATACCGGCGACAGAATCGGGCCGAGATATTTTACAACTCAAGGGTGCGGAATACATACTCGCAAACGAAGAATGTATGCAAGGTCAACGTGTTAATCGTGACCAAACAATGTCGTTCCCACGTTACAACGTGTATTTATACGGATTTCTTGTCCCATCGAATGAGATTCCGCAAACACTTAAAACCGCACAAATGGAAGCGGCTATCGTTTCCCAAACTGTTGACCTGTTACCGAATAGTGCTTATCAGAATGTACAACGCGAGAAACTTGATAGTCTTGAAAAAGCTTACTTTAGTAATGGCAAACGTGTACAAATGGACGTTAGAACGGTTAACGCTTATTTGTGGCCCCTATTTCAAGATATGAATCGATTGGTTAGAACATGAGCCTTTTAAATGATTTTAAGGCTATGGCGAATGAATTCGTAACGGATACCTTTTCAGAGTTTACCGACGAATTCGCCTTCGAAGAAAATTTACAATCATCGGATGGTCAGGGCGGTTTTACTGACTCATGGTCTACGTTTGCGGTTACTCGCGGATTCATTAAAGTTGACAAGGGTAACAAAGAAATATTGGACGACCACGTCAAATCCAAATACATGCGTAAATTTATGTTCGAGGATTTACCGAACATTACAACCAAGATGAGAATTGTTTATCGCGGTCAAGTTTTCAACATTGACAAAATCGAACCGATTATGGATTCGACAGTTTGGACCAATGTTTACGCGTACCAGGACGTTGCAACGTGAGCGTTAAAATTACTGGAATGGCGGAACTTGAATCGAATTTTAAAAAGTTCCTTATCAATACCGACGTTGCGGTCGACCGAGCTGTTAGGAAACAAGCGTTAATCACCGAACGAGCGGCGGTATTGTTAATTAAGACCCCTTCGGTCGGGACGTATGTCACAAGA